GAAAGGGGGAGAGAAAAAAGAGACAAAAGTGGCGAAACCTAAAAAGGATTAACATTTTTATAAAGAAAGGATGAAATTTTATGGTAGATGCATTAGTAAATTTAGATGACGACGGAAAGGTAATAGACATTGATCCTGACGCAAAGCCAGATGGCGATGATATAGACAAGGGTGACCCTACTCCTGGTGAACCTTCAGCAGGTGGTGATGACGGTGACAAGGGTTTGGATGGAGATAAGGATAAGGGTGGTGATCCGTCTCTTGAGGATCTCTTAGAGGCTAAGGATGCTGAAATAAGAGAATTGCGTCAGATGTCTAGAGATAACAAAAGAAAGACAGATACACTAGAGGTGTCGCTGGAGGAGCAAGGCAAGGCCCTTCGGGATGCTAAGATTATTGAGGAAGACCCAGAGGAGGTTGAGAAGGCCAATGCTGCAAGAGATTCACGTAATGAGTATCTAGATAATGTGCTTGAGTTAATGCGTGTAAACTCTAACTATGCAGATGTTGATGATGTGGTGTCTCAAGATAATGTTGATGATATGGTTCAGGCCTGGGCACTGGCATATCAGGAAGACAATGGTGGTAAGTTGAGTGTAATCACACGCAACATCGAGGCTGAGATTTGGGGTCATAAGAATCCATATCGTTACTTGTATGATCTCATAAAGAAAACACATCCAACATATAATAAAGAGAAAGGGAGAAAAGTGGATATTGCAAAAGATAAAGATAAAGACCAGCCATCAATAGAGGATATTCCTGGAGGTGGTGGTAGTGATAATGTTGGATGGACTGCAGCCAGAATCGACGGACTCGACGAGGAAGAACTTAACACGGTTCCTGCTGATGTGTACAGTAGATATTTGCGGAATCAGTTAAAGTAGGAGGTTAAGAGAAAATGGCAGAAACAATATTTTTAACAAATGATGCACTCACTAGGAAAAAGTGGGCTAGAGATCTGTTCAAGATTCTGCTTCCTGCGACAGAGATAAATAGTCTTGTAGGAAGGTCTGCTGAGGATATTATTCAGCTTAGAACAGAACTAGGGAAAGGGGAAGGTGACCAGATAAAGTTTGGTATCAGACTGGCTCTTGCTGGTGCTGGTCGTGTTGGACGTGAGAAGGTGGAGGGTAATGAGGAGGAGCTTCGCTTTAAGGACTTTAACTGCACAATAGAAGAGCTTAACCATGCAGTTAATACCGGCGGGAGGATGGAAGCTCAGAGAATGCCTTATGACCTAATGGTCGAAGCCAAGGACGGGCTACAGTATTGGTGGGCAGATAAGATTTCTGCTTGTGCTTTTGCACATTTGTGCGGAGATACCACATTTCAGATCAATGGTGTAACATTTGCACAAGATCCAACTGACCCAGATACAGATCATTGGATGCGGGTTAATGATGCGGCATCCGATGCGGCAATAACAAGTGCTGAAGTGATAGATTTGTCTTTTCTTGATAGAATGAAACAAAAGGCTAGTCTTCCGACAGGCGCTAACTGCGTAAAGGTTCGGCCGCTCAATATTAAAGGCAAGCAGTATTTTCGAGTAATTCTGCATGACTATGTATTTGATAGGCTGCGGCAGAATACAAATGTTGGCCAGTGGGGTGATTTGCTGCGCAGTGCTAACAAGCTTGCGATGGAGAATGTGGAGATTGAGTATAATGGCATGCTGATTTCAAAGAGTGAGAGAATTACTCAGTCTGTTGTAAACGGGACTGATTCAAATGCGGGAACGTTTAGAAACATTCTTGTCGGTGCACAGGCTGCTGTTATGGCATGGGGTGGTGCCGGCGAGAGCAAGTCCACGACGATGTCTTTTGTACCGTACACCAGTGATGCAAAGAGATTTATGAATGTCAGAGGTGGTGGTATATTTGGCATAAAAAAGGTGGCCTTTCAGAGTAAGGACTATGGGGTCATAGTTGGGAGTTCCTGGGGTGCTCCGTTAGAATAAGTATAAGGAGGGTAAGATGGTTGATTTTTATACAAACAACTTTGCTGACAATATAAGGTTAGCAAGAAGTAAACGTCTTGCAGCTCCAACAGATGGTGTATACAATGTGATTCGTATTCCACGATATGCCTTGGTACTAAGTACCAGGGTGTGGATTACGACTGCTTATACTAATGCTGGAGCTACAATGACTGTTGGGTTCACAGGGAATGGTGAAACAGCGGACCCGGATGCCTTTATGACGACAGATTTGTGCGATCCTGATGCAACAGGGATGGCCATTTCATATGCCGGGAATGCTGCTTGTTATGGAGGCAAGTATTTTCAGGATGGTTCTGGAAGCATATCTGTAACTGTAGATGATAACGGGGGCACCGCAGGAACATTCTATGTCTTTGCGGATTACGTTGTAGTTCATTAAGAAAATGATAAAGTCGAAAATCGACTTTTATCTTGGAGGAGATGTAAAATGGCCGTATTAGATTTAAGGAGAACAGATTTAAGGACAAATATAAGAGAGAATCCGTACTGGATTACATCTGCAGAGATTGCACCGGCTGCTGATGATGCAGATGCTATTCTGTTTAGCTTTCCTGTCGCCGGTGATGTATTTTTTGTTCATGAGATAGTGGTAGAGGTTGCCACATTGTTTGCCGGTGGTACAATGGTTGTGGATTTAGGCATTGCTACCATTGCCACTGATGCTATTACTACTGGTGGAGTGGTGGCTAATCAGGATTTAGATGAGTATATGGCAGCTGCTGAGATTACTCTTACCACTGCTGGTTTTTACCCCGGTGGTGCGATTGCTGTGGATGGAGATGGTGCCATTACTGGAACTGACTGGGCACTTGCAAAGGCTGAAGGTACGATCGCAAATCTGCTTATTACTGGCGTAGCTGCTGATGTTCCAGTAGTTTGTGCAACTTTGACAAGTGATGACACGATTACTGCTGGTAGTGCATATGTGCATATGCTAGTTAGTAAGCTTCCTTAGAGGTAAATGATATGAACTTTGGGGTGCTGAAAACCGGAGTTAAGAGGGTAATACAGGATTCTACATATGATGATCTTGTTGGGGATTGGCTTAACGATGTTGTAGAGGAGCTTGTGGAGGACTTGTGTCCTCCTGGCTTCTTAAGTATAATTTCTGTGTCTACAGTTGCGGATCAAGCTTACTTAACACTCCCTTCTGCTACATGTGATCGTGTTATTCGTGTTAGCGTGGATGGTACAGAGTACGTACCAATAGACTTAACAGAATTGTTTATGTCGTATCCAGACCTTGATGAAGTTGGTGATCCTGTAGAGTTTGCCGTTGAAGGAAACCTGTTATATTATCAGGGAATACCAGAGACAGTTACCACTGTTAGCGTGCTATGTAGAAGGCCGGTTGTCCAGATGGTTAGTGCTAGTGACACACCGGATACTATTCCGGTATTCCTTCATGGCAAATTACTTATCTCTGGCGCAGCACTTAAAGTTTTTGATGAGATTGAAGATGGTGGAGAAGTTGACGAAATTATGCGGGCTAAGTTAGAAACTAGATTTGCCGAGGGTGTAGCTATACTTGAAAGGTGGGTAGTAAAAAGGACCAGTCATAAGTCCAGAAGGGATAATAGGTGGAATGTATAATGGCAAAAGTAAGTATGTTATCGTTGTCTCGAAGAAAGAGAATAAGTAAGTTGATGAAACTTAGTGCTCGTAAGAAGGGAAGTATGAGCAGAGTTGCTAGACCGCGGTTACAAAAAAGGAGATAGCTGTGCGCCCTCGGCATTTAATATATAAACAAACTGAAGGTTTGAACAATGTTTTAGATCCAGCTAGGGTCCCGTATGACAAGGAACGTGGCCTTTCCACGCTTACGGCATCTGTGAATGTGGATGTGGATAATAGTGGGAATATAAGGAGACGCAAGGGGTTTACCTTGCAAAAAACTGGTGACTTTCACAGCTTGTATTGTGTAACCGACTATTGTCTGTGTGCGAGTGGTGATGCTTTGTTGGTATTTGGTATAGATTATGAGACTACGGCAATAAGAAATGTAACAGATGGGGCTCGGCTGGATTATAAACTGGTAAAGGACAAAATTTTTTATTGTAATGGTTTTGAGAAAGGTTATGTAAAGGATAAGCTTAGTTATGCTTGGGAGTTCCTGGAGTATGTTGGACCAACAACTACGAAGAGTTTTTCTAGTCCTCCCATAGGGCATCTGCTAGAGGTCTGGGACAGCAGAATGTGGGTTGCACAGTATAATGTTTTGTTTCCTTCAGAACCTTTTGCCTATTCTATGTTTGACTTGAACTCTGGTTATATAGAGCTTTCGGATAGAGCTAGAATGGTTAAGGCTGTAAGAGATGGGATGTATATTGGAACAGCTAACGAGATCGTGTTTATTGGTGGAACGACACGTGAACCAACACGTGATGTGGTGGCAGACTATGGGGTTGTTGAGGGAACTGTTGTTAGTGTTTCAGGTGATAAGTTAAACCTACCTGCTTTTACTGGAAAAGGTGTTTTGATGTTTGCTACTGCTGAAGGTATATGTATAGGTGGACCAGGTGGAACTTTTCTTAATTTAACAAGAGAAAAGTTAGACTTTATAGTGTCTAACGAGGGAGCAGCTACTGTAATAGATGATAGATATATTTGCACTCTGTTTCCATAGGAGAATAAAATGACTATAAGAATAAGTGATGGACTTAGATGCTCTCTTATGGGAGACGCATTTTTAAAGGGTACAAGTCTTGCATATAGTGATAATGGCGCAAGTCCCGATACAATTACTGATAGTGAGAATAGGTTCCTCACAGCTGGCTTTAAAGTTGGGGATGCAATTACTACGACTGGGTCTACGACTGGAGGAAATGATATTAGTGCAGTTGTTTTAACTGCTGTTGCAGCAGGAACTCTTACCTTTGTCACTGGATCTCTTTCAGCTTCAGAGGCTTTTCTTGCAGCAACAACCTTGACTGGGAATAACGGAGGATCACTTGCCGCTTTGTTCTTGGATGGAGTTCTTGAAATATACTCTGGTTCACAACCAAGCGATCCAAATGCGGCAGAGATAGGGACAAAACTGTTGCGTATCACACAGAGTTCCGGGGCTTTTACACCTGGATCTGCAACAAATGGGTTAGAGTTTAAACAAGTCATACAAGGTACATTATCTAAGAATGCTAGTGAGACTTGGAGTGGTGTTGGTCTTGCTACCGGAACGGCTGGATGGTTTAGATTATATGATAATCTGTATCATTCTGGAGCTGTAGCTAGTGCTGTTAGGTTGGATGGATCCGTAGGAACTAGTGGGGCAAATATGATCTTAAGCTCTACAGCTATCAAGCTTTCTGCTACTACTACAATAGACCAGTTTGATTTGACCTTTCCAGCAAACGCTTAGGATATTAGGAGGTTTGTATGAGTAAGTACATTAACTCTGCTGGTCAAGATGCCTTACTTGCATGGGTAAGAGATAATTGTAATCTTCTTGTGTTGTGTTCTACATTTCCAACAACGTATACAGAGGCTTATGTTACATATAATTTAGGTGAGATTGCTATGACTTCTGGTATGTTTACAGGACCGAGTGATGGGCCAGACGGTAGGTATATACAGGTTGACGAGATTGCAGCTATTGTCATTACAGTTGCTGGAACGATATCTCATGTTGCTTTGGTAGACACTGATACATCAGGATTGATTTATGTAACTGAGACAGAAAGTGAGGGTCTTGTTGTTGGGAACGAGGAGGCACTCAGTGCTTGGAATATTTATGCTGATAATGCTGTTTAGGGGGATTGAAATATGAGTACGAATATGCTTGGATGCAAAGATAAGTGGAAATGTGAATTAGAAGTGAATAGACATCTTACTGAACGTGTGGCTGTTTATTCTATTTGGGAGTGGGAGCTGTTCAGAAAGGGAAAGTTAATTTGGGAAAGCGGCCCAAAGAGTAACAGAGTTGTAACAGAAGGTTTGAATCACTTGCTAGATGTTGGGTTTCATGGTACAGCTGCAACTGGGACATGGTATATCTGTCCTTTTAATACTGATTATACTGTGCAAGCAGCTGATGTTTACGCGACTCCCGGATATATAGAGTCTGAAGACTATACTGAAGGTACAAGACAGGCGTTTGTAGAAACTGCTGCGGTGAGTGGATCATTAAACAATAACGCAAACAAGGCTGTATTTTCTATTGACGCTACAACTACGTTGTATGGCGGAGCTTTAGTTAGTGTTTCGACTAAGGGAGATACAGGCGCAGGAGTTTTATATTGTGCTAGTAATTTTGGAGAAGGTAAGAGTGTGGAAAGTGGTGATACTTTCAAGATAGAACTTACACTTTCTTTAACTAATCTGTAGGATTTATTATGGCAACTTACATGTCAAATGGCTCGTATGCTAGTGTGCCGTGTGAGAGTTTAACTGGTTGGACTTTTGTTACAGGTGGCGCAGGCTCCGGTGTAATTACGCAAGAAGTATATGATGGTGAAGAGTGCTTTAAATATGATACAGGAGCAGCCGCTCCTGGCCGTGCACGTAACTACAAAGACCTTGGTACTTTTGGTGAGACTACGATATTTTCAACTAGATTATATCATACTGATTTAGGAATACAAAGCACATATAATATTTTTGAATTTGAAGTTAATGTAACAGCCGAGTCAATATTTCGTGTGGGTTTTGCCTCTGACGGACTTTTCATATTTGATGGTGATGTATGGAATGAAGTAGGTACTAATCTTGTTACATTAGATACATGGCAAGATTGGTCATTTGAAATAGACGCAAGTGTACCAAGTGCTGCTACTTGTAATATATACTTAGGTCATAGTCTTGTAGCTTCTGGTGTTGATTGTTCAACTACTGGTTATGTCCAAGCAGGTTGGGTAGCTCCTTTTTTGCAGGGTTACTCAATAACAAATCTCGTTTCCTATATAGACTATATGATATTTGGAGACGGTTGGGTTGACTATAGTGTTAAATGGAATAGTGCAGACAAAGCAGCAGATATTGCATTAACAAATGGAGACTTAACAGCTTCTCCTACAGTGGGAACAGCGCATGCAGGAGTAAGAGGTCTTCAGAAGTTAGGGCAAGGTAAGTGGTATTGGGAAGTTCTTGTAGATAATCTTGGCAGTAGTTCTTTAATGGCTGCTGGTGTGTCCTTTGATACTTATGACTTAATATCTAGACTGGGTGCAGCCTCAGATGGTTGGAGTTATACGCCTGTTGGACGATCGTTACATGATGGTACTGATGCTATAGTAGGAAGTGCTTATGGTACAAACTCTAGGTTAAGTTTTGCTGTAGACATGTATCAAAGTAAAATGTGGGTTGGAGTGGATGGCGCATGGCAGGGAGGAGGCAACCCTGTTACAGGTGCAAATCCTACGTTCTCTGGTTTTTATGATTTTGTTTTCCCAACGTGGAGTGGCTATGATGCAGATGATAGTGTCACTATTGTATTTGACTCTGCAGATTTTGTTTACTCCATCCCGTCAGGTTATGCAGAAGTAGCTTATGATGAAAATCCTACTGAGCCTACAGGTTTAATTGAAACTACTCTTAGTGAAACTGCAGGGGCTACAGATGTAATACAGTCGTATCTTACTTACTCACGTAGTATAGAAGAGTCAGTAGGTGCTACAGATGCGTGGCAGGTTAGCAATCCAATATATTCTGCACTTGCAGAAGAAGCTGGTGTTAGTGATGTATTTGTCGTAACATCTCCTATTGAGACGTTGTTAGAAGAAGATGTTGGTGCAACTGATTCTTTTGTAGGTTATAGCTTAAGTACAAGTATTTCTGACTCAGCTCAAGCAAGTGATACTTTTGTAGGTACTGTATTGGCTGGAGTACTTGCTGAGGGTGTTGGCGCTATAGATCAGTGGGCTACAGAAACAGTTTTACTTATTCAAACAGAGGATGGCAGACATTATGTAAGGGCAGATGTTGCAACTACAGAGACCTCTTATACTGCTCCATTGGGCCAAATAGATGTTGCTTTACCTTTCTTTGATGTAGACATTTTTGGTGGGGGCTCTCTCGATGTAACTTTGCCCGCATTAACTGTCGACGTTGTTGGAGAAGTAAACGAGTCTGCTGTTGTTGATGTAACTTTACCAAAGTTAGAAACTGAGGTTCTTGGTGGAGGTTATTTAGATGCTAGTCTTCCAAGTTTTTCTGCTAGCATAAGTGGTGACATAGAGACACTTAGTACAGTTGATGTAGAACTTCCGACTCTTCTTATGAGTTCTTCTGGAAAGGTGGAAGGTGTTTTAACTGCTGATTTTACACTGCCTGCTTTACAATTAACCTGTAATGGAGTTTGCGAGGACCAGATAAGTGTAGATGTTAGTCTGTATCCCTTACAAGTATCTATTACAGGTATGAATGGAGAACTTGGAACTGTAGAAATAGATCTTCCTATGCTTGAGGCAGATATAACAGGTGTACCAAGTACAGATGGTTATGGCGCTATTTCTCTTCCTGCTCTTTTAGCGAATGTTCATGGTAGTGCGTGGAGTCTTTACGATGATTATGTCATGCGTTTTGTTAGATAAAAGTCGAATTTCGATATTTATTCAAAAGGAGATAGAATGACCCCAGAAGCTGGTAGGCATTATATAAGAGATAGTAAACTTTGGCAAACACAAACTGGGCCAGGCCCACACTTTTTAAGTCTTGTTTGTAATATGAAAACTTCTGCCTTTGGTCAATATAGTGGGTATAATTTTAATTCTTTTGGAAAACTTGGAGAGTTCACTCTTGGTGTAAACGAACACGGCATATTTTCTTTGGAGGATGGGGATACAGATAATGGTGCGCATATAAATGTTGTAATTGAATTTCCAACAACGGACTTTGATTTGGACAATTTAAAGAGAGTAAGATATATCTATATTGGAGGGAGAGCTGATGGAACTCTTCGAGTAAAAGCCAAAATGGATAATGGAAGTTGGGTATATTATGATATGGAGTTTCCTGTTGGTACGACTGTTATAGAGGGTGGAAGAGTTGCTCTCCAGAGAGTGTGGAAGGGCCGCTATGTACAAATAGGCATAGAGAATAGAATGGGATGTGATTTCTCATTAAATACAGTAACAGCTGCTTTAATTCTGCTAGGGAGAAAACCAGATGGTTGATTTTATTAGTATAAAAGATACAGTACAGGATAGATTTGATGCTACACTTAGCTATGCTGATTCGACTTGGGCTGCTGCAGAAGCGTTTCTAGATCAACTAGGTGGAGTTGTTACAAGTTATACACAAGAGTACATTGATCTTGACTATACTCCTACTGCAATTGTAGTTGACTCGCTTACGCCAGCTGCGCCAACAGCACCTGTACAAGATCTTGTAACTGTTGATGCCCCTATAGAGCCAACTTTAGAAAGTGTAACACTTAGTTCTCCTAATATACCAACATCCACTTTGGAAAGTCCTGTACTGGTTATTCCTGAAGTTCCTACTATAACGTGGCCAACAGCACCTGGAAGCGCCCCTATATTTGCTGAGTTGGACTTTCCAAGTGCCCCATCACTTATATTTCCTACTATGCCAGTGTTAACAGATGTAACCATGCCTAGTTCTCCATCGCTTAATGTAATATCTTTTACTGATGTACTTCCTACAGAAGAGATTAATCCTGTGGAGTTAACTTATGATTGGGAAGAGGAAATCTATCAATCTACCTTGTTAGACGCTTTGAAGTTAACTCTGCGAGAAAATGGTGGAACAGGTTGGGGAGCTGAGGCAGAAGCTGCTTTATGGGAAAGGGGAAGAGATAGGCAGACATTGGTGAATGAGGATGCTTATGACGAAGCCCTTGATTTTTTTAGCTCACGTGGGTGGGATATTCCCCCTGGCGCACTTGCAGCTAGACTTACACGTGTACAAACTGAGCAAACTAGAGCAGACGCACAATTAAATTATGAAATACTTATTAAGCAAGCTGACCTTGGTCATGAGTATGGGAAGTTTCTTATTACTACAGGGCTTAGTTTAGAAGATACCCTTATGAAACACGCTGGTGAAGTTGCTAATAGGGCGCTTAGTTCAGCAAGGTTTTTGCAGGAGGCTGCTATAAATGTATTCAACGCTGAGGTTGCATTCTATAATATAGAACTAGACAAGTATAAGACATCTGCTGCTGTGTTTGAGGCTAGAGTTCGTGCTGAACAAAGTGCATTAGAAAACTTTAAGTTACAACTAGATGGAGCTAAATTAGAATTGGATATTCAAACTTCTGGCTTACAGTTATATGAGTTACAGTTAAATGGTTTACGCACACAAGTGGACTTGTATAATGCTGAAATGAGTGGTGTCGGGATTAGGGCTACAGTAGAGAAAGCAAGACTTGATGGTTTTATTGCAGAAGTATCTGCGTATAGTGCTCTTATTCAGGGAAATACGTCTAGATATGCTGCTTACACAAGTCAAATTCAAGCGGAAGGTTTAAAGGCTTCTGTTTTTGGTGAGGAAGTACAGGCTTATAAAACTCAGGTAGAGGCATCAAAGTTAGTTATAGATGCCGAGGCTGTTCAGGCAAGTGTAGTTATAGAGACTAACAAAACACTTGTACAAGGATATCTTGGACAGATTGAGCAATATAAGGTAGATGTAGATAAAGCAATTAAGGACTTTACTGCTTTAACAGATTTATATGCAGTGGATATAGAAAGGTATTCTGCAGATATTAAGTATGCATCCGCACAGATTGATGGAGATATTAAATCTTATGATACAGAAATGAGACATAAGGAAGCACAGGCTGCACTCAATTTAGATGCAGCTAAGGCTAATTTAGCGGCTGCCCAAAGAGAGCATGAGTTAGCACTGAAGGTTGTAGAGGCTGGAACTAATGTCAATGCACAGATGGCAGCATCCTCCCTTAGTTCTGCTCAAGCTGTTGCACAAATGAGTTATAGAGCAGCAAATACTGGTAGCGAATCTCAATCTGACTCTAATATAACACAATATATTCATAATGTTTAAATTCAAACAAACCCCACAGATTGTGCTTGAAGGTGACATAAATCATGCTGAAATGTTTGTTCAGCTTTCCTTAATCAATTTGGACATTCTGTTACATGGAAAGAAGTTTCGAGAACTTAAACAGGACACTAAGTCTATCACTTATTCTGATGGAACACGAATAGATATTATGTCTACTTTTGGAGAAAACAAGATAAGGATATTTTCACCCTGGGTTATTGAGGCTGAAAAGTTGGAAGAGGAAGAAGAGACTTTTACTATTAAACTATTGTTAGATAGATGGATGGTTATCCTAGACAATCCTGATTATTTACTGGATCAAAGTGAACTAGACGAAAATGAATTATCCTATATAAAGGCTTATGCATATCATGAACACAGTTCTGATTATGACCATGAACAGGATTTAATAGATATATCCTATGAATTTCTTGGAAATGGTACGTGGGGGATTAAGTTTCCAACAAAGCAGGTTGAGGGATTTTGGTTAGTCTACAGTAGTTGGCTTGGATTGGAAACACAATACCCTTTAAAGTTTGCTATAGACAAAACAGGACAGTTTATATCATATAATAGATGGGCAAAGGCCGACCTGGTTTTTCTTAAACAAAACATGAAGACAACTCTTGTTGACATTATGCCATACATTCCACCAATATGGTTTGATTTAACTATTGATGGAAATGCTTTGACACATGGAGGCCAAATACTCTCTATGCGTTTCACAAATAAGGCTGGAGATTCTGTAACAGAGTCGACAACTAAAGTTGCAGGGTATGAAGATATACCTACTTATGCAGAGAGAGTAGCTGATCCTGAGTTAGTAATTGGAAGATCTGGAAGATATTATTTGAGAGATGTTAATGTAGGAGAACCATTTTATATTGGAGTAAATAGAGAAACCCGTAGAGATAAAGGTGATTATGAACATCTTAGCTGGAGTATTTTAGAATATACACTTCCAGAATCGATATATTATCTGTCTATTTTAGACGACTTTCGCGAAATTTTATGTGGAAATATTGGTGGTGATGTAGAAATGTGTACAGCTTTGAACGCTTCGTATGAGCAGTATGATAACTTAGCTGATATGTTTTCTTACGTAGTTCCGTATAATACAAAGTACATAGCTGAGAATACACTAAGAGGAATTTCTCCTCGCAGTATGTTTAGGTGTTGGAGAGATCCAAATATTTATGAAGACATATGGACTATAGGTCTTATGGAGGGTACGACAACTTGGGAAAATATAGATGCTAAATCAGGTTGGAATGCTGCTAATGATCAGTTTCTTGAGGTAGAGACTATCTATGAAGAGTTTGACTTCCTAGATGATATATATGCACAAGTGCTTGAGGACGCAGGTGATTATAAATTAGATTTAGATCTTGCGTTGAACCTACAGGTAGTAAAGATGAGCTCTTCTATAGCTGGAGGTAGAGGTGTAGAGGGAGGACATGTAGTAGAATGTCCTACTACAGATCAAAGACTTTACTTGAATAGACTACCTCTTTTACGACTGTATACAAGTAGCAGTATAGGACCAGAACATAGTTATGAACATGAACCTTTTCTGAGTCAAGCATGGAGTTTAGAATACAAGGATGCTTGGTGGCCAGGTGTGGTGTCAGATAACTTGCCTGAGATGATTCCTAGCATAGAAGTAACAAGTATTAACGATGATATGTCACTTGTGTTAGGTGTAGGATCTTTGTCTAACACAGCTGTAAGTATGTATGCAAGTACTCCGTACCCTATTCATGTAATACAAGAGCTTACTTGGGTGGCTTTACCTAATTACTACTTTTAATTTGTGAGGTATATTATGCCAAGTGTAAACTTAGAAAGATCAAGAGTAGCTGCAAGAGAGAGATGGTTAGATGACATTGAGGACAAAAGAGGATTTCTCATAAAGTTAGAAAAATTAAAGTCTGGAGAAATTATGCGCCAGATAGAGAGAAAGCAGTTAGGTCAAACACGACGACAGAATATTGCTACGCAAGGTGGTATAGAATCTACTAAGTTAGATGTTGCTGGAAGAAAGGACGTAGCAAGTATGCTTGGAGAAAGAGAGCTTAGAAAACTTACATTTGAACATGGTTCTCCACAAGAGTTTGCAAAGGCTAGAGGAGCAGCTTACTCTTTAGCAGAGCGAGAAGTTGCTGCAGAAGAGCTACGAGCTGGAACTAGAGCAGCAGCAGAATATAGGTTAGGTGAAAGTGAGCAATATTATAGAGGTGCAAATAAAAAGGCACCTGCATCTGTATTACCCAAGGAATCCTCAACTACTGAAGAAGATATAGAGGATATACAAGAGGCATTAAGAAGAAAAAAGAGACTTGAATTACGGAGACAGTTTTAAGGGGAGACTTTGTCATGCCCAGAATAAAATATAAGACAGCGAAAATGCCTTCATGGATGGGTGGTGTAGAAGGGGCAGCTGATATAATGGTTGGGCCGTTAGGTATTGCTAAGTCAGTAGCTTATAAGATGCTTGCAAAGGGTTTGCCTAAGAAAGTTAGAAAACCCATTTTTAAAGAGTTTAAAACCATGGGACAGAAGTCGTTTGATCTTATTAGGTCTGTAAGAAAGCAAAATTTGCCGGCTCCTGTGAGGGCTATGGTATCACCTAGAGGTGATGTAGCATATAACATTGGTACTGCACAACGTTCACATGCAGGTCTAACTTCACATGAAGCAGGACACAGATTATATGATAAACTAAAACCCAGAACAAAGGGTGCTCTTATGATGGAAGCAACCTCAATGCCACGTAAGTACACAAAGGCGTTGGAGCATCTAACCAAAACATCTCTACATTCGACAGATGAGTTGTTTACAGAAGGTTTGTCACAGCATACTAAGAGGCTTGCAGGGATAGAAAATGTTGCTGACATTTTTCCTCCTAAGACAGAGAAGCTTGTACGCAGAATAAAGAAATATACTGACTATTAAGATAAATATCGAAAATCGACATTATGGAGGCACTCTTATGGCAATGAGCATGGGAGAGAGAATTTATCTACAGAGAGAATCAGCTAAACGTGCAATGGAAAAGTCAGCTAGATTAGCTAAGGAAAGAGAAGAGAAGAAGGTTGTAGCAACAAGAGCAAAATATGTAGAAGACCCTAGTCTTTCTGAAAAGATGGTAGCAAGGTTAATACAGGGACATGTTCATGAAAGTTTTGCTGCTCGCAGAAAGGCTGTGCCTAGACTTCCTGAGATAGAGGAAAGCTTTAATGCTAATGATCCCAGAAAACATATAGGCTCTGAAGTTCTCAGTGAATATCAATCTATGATGCAGGATTCAGATTTTGATCAATATGGACCAAGAAAACTTCTTATTGCGGCTTTCATGAACAAGATGGAGGATAGTGAGGAGGATATAAGAAAGTATGTACATAAGAGAAGGTCTAGTCCATTTAGAACATTCTCTCATGAAGATTTTACTACGCCACCAGGACAGGATGAGTGGGAATCTGAGAATAGATTGCCTCAGCATACCAGTATAGGACAGAGTGTTCTTTGGGGAGGTGGTTTTGGTGCAGCCAAGGAAATTGGAAAGAAGGTATTGTTAAAAGGTGCGCCAGAAAGGCAGATAAAGAATGCCGTTGCTAGAAGAGTTATTGGAAGGACCTTGATGCAAACAAGGCATCCGATAGCTGCAGCTGCCGGTCTTGCAATAGCAGCTATACCTATTGACTTCATGATCGATTTTGTTGACAATAAACTTGGAGAGACTGATTGGGGACACAAACATCCTTGGCTTAGACTTGGTGCATCCATTGGATTTCTGGGAATAACTGGTCGTTTAACAGGAAAGATTGTAAATAGGTTGCAGAAAGTCACAAAATCTAAGTCTGCTGTTGAGAGAGAGGTGGCTAAGAACCCATCAGCCGAGAATTTATCTGAATTAGATGATCTAACTAGGCAATATGACTCAGCTACAGAGGAGTTGGAGCATGCCGTAAAGGGTGAGTATAAGACTAAGATCAAGGCAAAGAGTCCGAAGCCTTCTGGTGAGCCTGTTGATGTTGATGAAGCTGATGACTGGCTCAGACGAATAATGATACAGGCTGAAGAGAAGACTCCTACCGCAAGAATGAAAAGAAGAGAAGAATTCTTGACGTTAGAAGAACAACAGAGGAGAGTTGCGGAACCTTACATAGATGTTTCTGATGCTTCTCCTGAAGAGCTTGTAAAGACTGCATCTGAAGTGCCTCGTGCAAGAGACGTTGCTAGGCCAAGATATACAAAGGATGTTCCAACAAGTGAATCGACACTTGATGTGGACGGTATTATACAAAAAAGAGAGGCTACTAAATCCTTAACTGATAGATCAATACCTAAGAAGAATGTTGTGCTGTCTCTAGAGGATAGAATAGGAAAGGATGCAGCATACAGTCTCAGAAAAACTTATGGAAAATCTTACGTGGGAGGAAAGAAATACTCTTTAGCCGATATAGAACCCGACAGACTTAGTCTTGTAGAGGAGAGAGTTGCTAAAGGAACAACACAGAAACAAGCTATACAAGAAGTTGGAGAAATGCAGGCAACTCTTAAGGCAGTAGAAAATGCAGAAAAGAAACGTATTCCATCCAGTGTAGTTAAAGATCTTAGAGGTCTTGGTTATAGTACAGATGATATCTCTCGTATGGATTCTGAATCTGCAAGAGCAGTTGTTCAAGGTGCAGAGAACAGAGGCGCAAGCAATCTAGTAGAGAAGAAAGTTGAACAGACGTTGAAAACATTAGAGCCAAAGATAAGCAAACCTGTGGTAAAATCTACAGTTAAACAGTCAGATGTAGAACTAGAGGCTTGGGCAAAAGGGTTATCTCCTGCAGATAGATTTGATGCATTACAAGAAGGAAAGATTCCTCAGACTCTTTGGAAAAAGATTACAAGAGAAGAAAGAGTAAAGATTGAATCAAGCAAAACATATAAAGAGCACGCTGATACAGAAGCTATGCTCGATAGAGCTGCAATGGAGCAGGAAGGTAAGGAGCTTGGTAGTATAGTTGGGAATATAGTAGATGGTGAACCACAAAAAGCAATAGGACGACTTGAAAAGATTGCTGTTGCAAGCGCAAAGAGAAAGGTTGCAAAGGGTGGAGCTACTGAGTTAGATGAGCAAATAGTGCAGGCTGCAAAAGAGGAAGAGTGGAATGCAGTAAGAACATTGGTTAAAGCTATAACTGCAGCAAGTGTTGTAGTCGGTGTATCCTCTTTATTTGCTCCTGAATCTGCTGAGGCAGGAAAGTTTGATACAGCAGGAAGAGTTGTGACTAAACTTGTTGGGGATATAATTAAAAAAGATCCTGAATTATTACTGCGTCAATCACGTGAAGCAGGTTTAGTGTATAGACCAAGTGGCGACCCTTTCATACTTGGCGAAAGGATGAAGAATATTTATGTTGACCCAAGGAATGTTAAAGTGAGTGTTGATAAGGAACTTGGTCTGATAGGTCGTGCTGTTGGAACCCCTTTTGCTAAGTTAGGATATTACTTTCAGGGTACGTCAGGTATGGAGCAGATGAATAATCCGACGGTGGTTCTTGCCAATGGTGTAACAGCAATGCATGTAAATACACTTAACGACGGAAGAATTTTTAGAAATATTATAAACGCTATTCCTGGGTACAGGAACACTTCTCAAGAAGTTGCAGAGACTATGCAACCTTTAATGGACAAGTATTTCCTTAAGATGCAAGAGCGTGGTTTTTATTATCAGATGAGAAATGTGTACGGAAAAAAGAGGGCTGTTCTAACAAAGAGATTAGAGAATGCTCAGAGAAAGCTTAAGAAGGGGAAGAAGGTTGTTGTTACTGAACAAGGTGATGCCGCACTAAAACAGTATGAGACTATGCATAAATATTATGATGATGCATATAAAGCACATGAACCTATGTATAATAGTTATAGAGATGAATGGTTTAAGACTGTTTCTAGTTTAGCTGCACGTAAACATAATAGTGGGACGAGAGTATTTTTGGCAGCAGAAGATACAGCAGATTATGCAAAGTATCCATTTCTTGAGGGCCTTTTAACATACGAAGAAAAAGTTGCAGCAGCTAGGATTAAGATTGGCATGTTGAAGTATGCCACAGATGTAAACGAGGTTGGAGGGAAGACTATATCTGGACCATATATGCATCATTCTATGCATCCATCTGCGAGCTTTAAAACTGTTCAGGAGCATATGAAGAAAATAAATCCTTTTACAGAGACGCCTCCTCCTATGACTAAAATTCATTCTCGTTCTGCAGGGTTCTTGCCTATGATGCCAGATGCGCAGTACTCTATAAATAAATATCTACCTGATATTAACAAAAGAATTGTCATGAGAGACTTCTGGAGGCCAGGCAGGTCAGATGGATGGGAAGCATTTCATCAGAATGTGAAGGATCTTCCGGGACTTAAGAATACATTTTCTGAAATAAAGAATGCCATGAGGCCTGAATATAGAGAGGGTTTTGACAAGTACGCAGAGAAGTTATATGATATGCAGGTGTTTCAATTATTATCTGGCTCACCGTCAGTAGCCTTCAAACATATGTTAAAGGAGATTGTTGAGTTAAGAATCTTTGGTCTTGATGGGTTGAAAGCATATAAACAAGGAGTTACTAGTGTAAGTAAACTAGGTTTGACTCAGTCTGGCGGAATGGAAGCACTAAAGAAAAAGGGTTTTTCTCCCAATATTTGGGATGAAGCTGTAGCAAGTCATACGGAACAGGGAAGACTTTATAGAGTTATTTCGGATGTTACACCTTTTAAATTAAATGAAACACAGTGGGATAAGTTTATGGGAAAGCTCAATACATATGGAGCTGTTCCTGTAACCGCTATAGAAAGATTTGGACGAGGGATATCAGTTGTTGCAGCAACTAAGATGGCGGCAAAGAAAGGTATGACTCCTGCCCAGGCAACGTACTCTGTTTACGATACTATTGTTAGAACAAACTTCCTGAGTGGGCCACAGAATCCAGCTTGGATACGAGACCCGAAAGTTCGTTTAATGATGATGTTTCAGTCTACACGATTTAAGATTGCTGAGACAAGGTTGCGTCTTTATGCTAAAGGATTAAAGTCTGTTGATAGAGCAAGGTTAGAAGTAATGAACCAGCTAAAGGCTGATGTGAAGGAAGGTGAAAGAAGGTTCCATTTTGATCTAATGAAGCAGGCATTGTTAACAGAAAGAGATATATTTGGAACGCCTGCAGTACAACAAATTATGAGAGAGATAGTTCTTATTGGTGGCTTGGTAGGAGGCGGAAAATATTTCTTTGACTCGGAGTTTCTTGGTCATATAATACATCCGCCATTCTTTGATCTTCATGGAGAAGATGTTGCAGTCTCCTCAAGTCCTATAGTTCAAGCTGTTGTTGGAGCAGGTCAAACATTAGCTGACCCGGAGGAGGATTTTATTGTATCAGATTTTTTCAAGGATTGGTTCGGACATGCCTCCAATGGTTGGCCTATTCCGGTCAACTTCATGAAGGCAGTCCGACTTACTGAGCATGATATTCCGAAGACTTATAAGGATAGTTCTATCAGGTACTTTCTTGGGCTTCCTGCAGAGAAGGAAAGGAAGTTAAAGTGAATCAATCTACAGCCTGTGTCACGAACTTTTCAAGCACTTTTTTTGTGTGTTTTTCTTCGCTTATTGATAATAAAGTGGCTACTAGACCAAGTACTATTGCATGCTCTTTAGAGCAGTTAAGCGCTTCCGTAAGTGCTTCAACCATTGGATAAGTTTTCTTTGTTGCTGTATTGTTCTCTGCCATATAAGACCTCCTTTAGGATTTAGCATGTAAAACCTTTTCCTTTGGTTTACGCAACCACTTGTTAACTGACGGCTGTGCAATGTCAAGATAGTCAGCAATCTCTCGTTGCGTAAGCCCTTGGTCATCTAAGTCATTTATTCTTTTCTTCTGATAGTCTGTAATGGGTTTTCCTTGTGCCATTTTCTAACCCTCCTCTGTAATGACTACTTTACACTGTTTCCAAGATTTCTCTTTTGGGTCAAGTTTTGCAACCTCGCATTTTAAATCCCTTCCCATTCCAATGGCTGTACTCACTTCATAGCATACAGTATTTGGAACGTAGCCTAGTTTGACACCCTTAAACTCAATCCTTACAGCATTAATGTTGTGCTCATTTTCCTGTTCTGGCACTAAGTCAAGCTCATCTCTAACTTTCATATCATCTATGCATGTGGCCATGTCCCCATATTGTACACCAGCGATGTTAAAACTTATCTTCATTTTTTGTCCTCCTTTTTAATAATGTCGATTTTCGACTTTTCTCTTTCGTTGGATGCTGCTTCATTCATCCGCCCCTTTTGTGTTATAGTAAGAAGCCGGTGGTTGTGGTCGTTTATAGATACACTCACCTTCATAACCACATACATAATACACTGTTGGTGATGTCTTTAGATAAGGACAAGGCGGTCCTTGACAACATATTGTAAATTTAGTTTCTTCACTCATTACAACTCCTCCTTTATTTAAATACTCTACCTTTTCCTTGCATGTTTGCTTCCTGGGATTGAAGTCCTAACATACGTAAGATGTCAGGTGATTCTTGGATAGCTTGAACAACGTCCTTATCATTTCCCTTGATACATGGATGATAATCTCTTAGGAAGAAATCTAAGTATGTAAGTGCGTATCCTCCTGTCTTGTGTAATTCTAGAATTATTTCTGGGGAGTATTCAATTCTATGAATTCTATACACCAGATCATCATCGTCTTTGCGATATAGACTATCTATCTTTGGAACGAGATTACTTTTTTGGCACAGTTGTTCTATGTCCGTTAACAACGTTGAGTGATTCATCACATAAACCTCTATTTTATTCCATGATTCCAATTCGATCAAAAAACTTATCAGCAAACTCTCCAACTGGTTTGATTCCTCCTATGAGCTTCATAACTACGTCATAAATTTCCATTTAGGCTCCTCCTTCCTCATGTATTATCACCTTGTCTAAAGAGACTGCTAAGTCATACTCATCTACAGAGCCAGAGGATTGCCTCCATTTAGGTATAGTTACAAGAATGTCACATCTTCTTACTAACTCTTTACACCCGCTGAGAAAGGCTTCATCTGGTATGTTCGTTATTATGTCAAAAAAGCGTGTGTTTAAATGGGGGCATATAACAGTATAACCCAAGCCCCAGTATTTTTGTGCGTATGTCTCAGCTCTTTCTATATTTGCAGCTATATCAGCTATAGTCTTTCCTCTATATGGTCCACAAATAAATACAACTTGTTCACGCAAATCTCTGTTATCGATCTTACTATCAAAAGCCTTCAGCTGCGCAATAAACTCTTTTGCTAGATTAATTGCTGCTTCGTAATTTTCATTTTTAATACCCAAAATTATAAGTTCCATAACCTGCTTAGCTGTAAAAGATACTGTTGCCATTATTTCTCCCCTTTTTTCTTACTTGTGTAAAAACGCATCATTCATAGCTTCTTTTATAATTGTAAGCTCGCTGAAAAACCATCGTGTTTTATCCAACGGACACTTATTACTTCTAATGTAAGTTTTCCACCATTCTGTAAAGGTGTCGGCCTCTTCGGTCGTATCCTCACCTACATAAGTCATAATGTCCTCCAACTCTTTGGTAGATACAACTTTCATAACTTCTCCTTTCTATTTATTGTTTATTCTGGTTCTTCTACAGACTGATGTTTATACCATATCCCCCCTTTCTGCCCTTTTGGGCCTATAAAACTACGTTTTACTGTACCCTTCTTTTTTAACGTATTAATAACATTATCTAACTTGTTTGAATCAACATCTCTCCATGTTAATGACATAAGCGCTTCCTCTGTTATCCAACCTCTCGATTCCACGATTGTCTCAACAAGATCTACATCTGCAGCTACCATACTACGTCCTACAGCTTTAAATACATTACCCATCTCCTTTTCAATTTCCTCTATGTCTGCAAATGCTCTTTCTGCGTGTCTCCACTCCAACGTCAGTTCAGATGTTTCAGCGGCAGCATGTATCATTGTTAATTTCTGCAGATACAGAGGCTTTCTTTCATACCACCCACTGAATGATGGATCAAGGCATAGCCTATCAGGACTTTGCTCTTCGTAATTTTGATACCAATGATCCCATTTTTTGAATGCCTCATCTGAGTATCTATATGTTCCAGCAATACGACTAATCTTATATAGATCATTCACTAAACTGGCTTTTAGCTTAGCCTCTGCTGGTGTTTCAACAGGTGCAGTAACCTTCTTCTCTTTGTTTGTTGCCCATACAAATATAATTCTTGTTGTAAGACCACCCCCTATTGCTGTTGATGGAAGTGAACTGGCGATGCTTTCAGGTGTTGTTGCTGCTTGAAGATTAAGAAACACTGAAGGAACAACATTGTTTCCTGAGTGCTTTGTTCTGTATTTCCAAGGAAGCTCTTCCGCATCAAATAAGTCAGTAAGACATACAATCATCTTAGTATTTTCACCTTTTTGTCCTAAAAAACTCTCAAACTCTCTGCTGACAACAGTTATAGAACTATGCTCTAATGTGCTACCGTCTGGAAGTGGCTCCTCAGTAGCAGCTTTTTCAATGTCCTCAACAAGAGCTTGGTATGTTGTAACATCAGCAGCCATCACTATGTCTGGTATCTCTGATAGAAAACGTCTCCCCCAGGATATAGCCTGAGACTTTCTTGGCCCTCCTGGTGGACCGACAAATACTACATACATATTTGCATATATACGTAACCTACCAAGACTTAAGTGAACCTTCTTTCTGAGACACGATGCTATAAGAGATAAACACACCCATTTATGTAATATCTTGGCTGATTCTGTGTTTTCTTGGTACTTTAGATATCCGTCAATCCAGTTTTCTATCTCTCTGTCTCCCATTAATCATCACTCGAAACCGGATCAAGAGAACCACGTAAACCGTAACCAGCAATATCTAACCAGGGGTTTTCTCCAAATGCGTCATTATCTTCAGCAACTCTATTCATCTTATCTATAGTACGAATCATTAATGAAGCATTACGATAAGCAGACAGAGGAATCCCATGTGGATAAAAAAGTTTCATTATATCTGCTGACACATCAACAGAGTTTCCATAAGCCTCATTTTTCTTTGCTACTAGCTCCCCTAGCATTGTTGCTGCGTCTCTAATCTTCTTGCTGATCTCTAAAAGATTTGTCATTATGATTCTCCTCCTTCTTAGTCTTTATAACAATCGTCAAAAATTATTGGTATTATAGATTGTATCTTTTTCCACAATGGTATCATGACTTCACGCATTTGAGGGTGTGCAGCTTTTGCACATCGTAGGTTAAAGATATGTTTCCACTCTCGGAAGTTAGCTGTGACGACTATTTCAGTCTTGAGGGAGTTGGGTAGGACAGAACGGGCCTGTTGTGGGGACCAGCCATAATTTAATAGCTCAATATAAGAATTTTCAGCCTCTAACATTTGAATTAACCAAACATATGCTGGACCTCTTTGGTTAAATGGAGTAAACATATCATTATCATATTCTCCTGGTTCAATGTCAACCCAAGAAGGAATAATAAAAGTAACTCCCCCTTTGTAATTACAATACCTTGTACTTTCCTGACTAAATGCACAAAGACGATGACGTACAAGTTCATGGCTTACGCCACGATCAACTATGAATTTTATAGTCATAGCCGAGTGCTCAATTACTGATTCATGTCCCATGTTGGTCAATCTCTGGACAAACTTCTTAGATGAATCTATGCTTATTCTATCCTCAGATTTATAACATACCCTTCCCGCCTTTTCAATCAGGTTTAATGACTTACTCCCAAGATCACCAATATCTACTCCCATTATTTCCATAATCTCGGTGCTAGGTTTTACTAATATCATATTAACGCCTCCTGACTATAATTATACTCAAATAAAAACTCAACAAGATCATCGCCATCCAATCTAAGTGCAGCCTTATCATCATCTTCATCTAGACCTTGATATAAACACGGAGACTTTACATTTCCATCCTTAGTGATATTATAAAACATCGCTAATGCAAGACCTCCAGGCTCGTCCAACGACTCAACACGAATATTATCACACAATCCCCTAAGTTTTAAATCCTCACACTCAGGACACCCACTCTTTGTAAACAAAATAGTTATCAATGTTGTTCCTCCTTATGTCTTTATTGGTAAACCATCTTTCCATGCCCAATCAACAGTTTTCATTTCTAACCAGTTCTTGCCCACTTTAAAGTCCACATCAACACAAAACTCTTCTCTGTTAATAGTCAAAGGTTGTATCATTGATTTTCTAATCTTAATAATACAATCCTCAACCTTGTCATCATCTGCGTAGACATACATTGCATCATGTAACTGCAACGCTACTGTATAGTCACTTCCATACCGCTCATAAAATCTCACAATAGAACTATTTAAGAGATCTCCAATGGTACTCTGTGGTTTATATGCATATGCCGATCTAAACAGAGCATCTCCCCATGCATCATTAAATCTACGCTTTCTTCCTAAACATGTTGTAAGAACCTTTGATCTTCTCAACTCCTCTTGTATCTTAGTTTGATAGAGGACTATTGCTAGATTTCTGTTTCTATATAAAAGACGAAGTTTCTTAGCCTCTGGAAGAGAGCACCCCACCTCGTTTGCAATTACACCTGGGCCAGCATCATAATTACACGCATGCCTAAGAGTCTTTCCTATACGACGCTGTTCAGATGTAACTTGTTCATATGGAATTTGAAACAGTATGGAAGCAGTTATCCTATGAAGATCGTATTTTTTCTTTCTTTCTGTAGGTGACAACCCAAAGGATTTCTTATACATCTCTATTAAACGCTTGTCTAATGATTCATAGGCAACAATTACGGCCTCTGCTTGGACATAATCTGCACCAACAAGAGTCTTACCTGGTAACGGTTCAAATAATATTCTTAGATCCTCTGGGATTGTCTGAAAGTTTTTTGGTCCAAATGGATCTATTATGCTTTTTGATGAACTCCATCGACCAGTATCAGTCCCAGTAATATTATATGATGTGAATACCTTTCCCTCTGGTGAAACTTCATAGTCTAAGAAGGAAGATTTCTTCTTGCTATACTTTCTGTGTTCTAACATTAGTTCAGGAACGATTGAATTCGGATGATCACAATTAGCTAGCTTCTTTAATGCTATCTTATCTGTAGTTAATTTTCTTTCCTCCTTTACTGACTTTCTACGTTTAAACTGTGGAGGTAATTCCATCTGAATGTACAATAAATCTTTCACCTGTTTTGGACTATTATAATTTATCTCCTTTCCTGACAATAGTTTTAGACTCTTACTAGCTTCAGCAATCTTTTCGTTGCACATAGTCAGAATCTCTTTTTGCTTGTCAGTATTAAATATTACCCCATTCAAATTCAGCATTATAACAGGCTCTAATTGAGACATTTCTAGTTCATATGTATCCCTAACACCGAATTCTGTAATAATTCTTTCTAAAACTGGTACAAGTGCTCTAGTATTTGCAGCATCAGCAGCATTATAAATGCCCATATCATCCTTTGCTGTATGCTTCCAAGATGGTACATCTAAACATATAGATGAGACAAAACCCAGACTCTTCGGAAGCTCTGTCCAACAACAATGTGCCGCAAGCATAGTATCCATGTAAATATGTCTTGTTGGAATAGAATACCTTTTCCACATTACAGCTACATCATAAGCTGCATTATGATACACCATTGGACAGTATCTGAGCACCTTAGCAAGACCTTGTAATATTTTGACCTCATCGCTTTCAGTGTATCTTGGATAACTGCCCCGTAGTATTTCGATAGACATGGCAAAATTGGCATCATTAGATAGACCAAACCATGTTGGATATGCCTGAATTGTCTCTAAATCAAGTGCACATATTTCTCTTCTTAAAGAGACCTCATCACAAAAATTTACCCATTCATCTACTGTTGGATTTGTTATTAATGTTCTGTTGTCTTCTGGTATTTCAGGAAATGCTGAGTGTCTCAGCGCTTTTCTGAGGTCTAACACTGTAACATAAAACAGATTTCTTGTGTAATTCACAGCTTGTGGGTGATATGTAGATAAAACCTTTTGTCCTGAGACAAGAGTACTCTCTGTTATAGCACCTCTGTAAGCCTTAATACCAGAATTTTCAGTCAAGGCCCAGTTTGCTATTGCACCTAAGGCTACCACAATGTTAGGTTCATGCAGTATTATCTCGGTCTGTAGCAAGTCTATCCACTCTTGCATTTCAGGTGTTGGAATCGTATGTTTCTTGTCTACGAAATACAAGTCTATATTATTATCTTTGGGCTGTAGTCTAGCTACATTAGCTATAAGACATTTACCTCTTGCGATGCCAGCCTGTGAAAGTAATCTATCTAGAGTTCTTCCAGCCTTGCCCACAAAGGGTTCTCCACGAGCACTTTCCTCCTCTCCAGGAGCTTCGCCTACCAGCATTATCTTGGCATTTGCTGGCCCTATTGTTTTAACAAACATTGTTATCCTTCTCTTTCTTTGTCCGTGTTAAGAGTATTGATATGTCTGTTGCTTCTACAGAGAACCCGAGTATTGTCAGATCATATATGTGCCTCCATTGGTTAAGAACTGTTTGTACTTGAGTATCTGTCCCATGTAGTATCTTATATTCTATCATTGTAATTTCTCCTTTCTCTTATGTCTTGCCACTCTCTGAACTGCTGCAGAATAGGCATCTTCGTCTATATCACATCCAGTAAAGAACATTTTCAGTTCTAGTGCCGCAACAGCTGTTGGTGCAGAACCCATGAATGGGTCGAAGATTTTTGCTCCTGGCAAGCATGTTCTCATAATAAGTTCACGCATTAATAGAACAGGTTTTTCATATTCGTGTATTCTTGCACTACCTGTTACAGGAGGAAAATTCTCTATCACATCTGGTCTGCCCTCTAACACAAGACGAGAATCAGGTTTTCTTGCAAACATGATCATGTCAAAACAGCTTGCTGGCCACATAGTTGGCTGGTTTGTTTGTCCTGATGCACGTTTATACCATATAATAGGTTTAACATGAACCTTCCATCCAGCGTCTTCAAATGCTAGTGTCAGGAGATGGAAAAACCGTGGCGCCACAAATACGTAAACATGCCCATTGTCTTTTGTAAATCTGTAGGACTCTCCAGCTAACCTAGCTGACTGAAGAGCAAGTGTTGGTAGGTCTATATCCTTTGACTTGAACCCGGCAGATGTGAATTTTCCTGTTACACCATTAAGACTTCTACGTATCTCGTCTGCATCAATGCCATACAGAGGATCTGTTACAACAAGATCGAACTCTTTGTCTGGAATAGACTGCATATACTCCATTGAATCCTGTAAAAGCAGAGTTGGAATATTATCCTGTCTTTTTAATTCTTGTTGGTATTCTTCAAGCCTTTCTGTTCTTGTCTGAACCTTTGTGATTCCCTTTAAGGCTTTTACAATCTCAGACTTTGTCTTGCAGTCTTTAAGCTCTGGGTGATCTTTCACACCCTCTGCAATAGCCAGGTTTTCTACAACATATGTATGACTTTTGTTCAGTTCGCCTGCTGTGTCCTGAATCTTCCAGCCACCCTCACGACCAGATGTGGATTTACCTATCTTATCTTGCTTCATTTGATGGAGTTCACCTACAGCAAGAGCCTCCTCAGCTGCAGTTAGTGCTTTTCTCTTAAGGTTGACCTCTAGTTCTAGCTCTCGCATAGTCATATTATCGACTACATCCTTATATATTGCCATAACCTTCAGTCCACCTAGAGCACAGGCAGCTAAACGTCTTCCTCCATCTATAAGTTCTCCCTCCCTATTTAATACGATAGGCTGTAGTTGACCATACTCTTTTATAGAATCTAACAAACCCTTTACGTCGCCCATATCTGTACGGAATCTCGGAAGCTCTTCTTTCACTATAATCTCTGTTGGCTCAATCTCAAAAAGGTTCATTTAGCTCCTCCTGGTCCCTTCATAATCTTTGTCACAAGACTGCACTGTATGCATCTATACATCTCTATCGCAAGTCTCTCTTCTCTGCCACTGCGTGATAGTAATGCAGGTACAATTCTTATCACAGAAACAGTATTAAAATAGATACCATCACAGTTCTCACAGCTTACGCTTTCCAATTCCTCTATGTTGACACTTAAATTTTTGGGTGGACCACCATTCATAATCTACTCCTTCTTCATTGCCATTAATTGTTTATGGGTTATTCCAAGGGATTTTAGCAGTGCTTTTTCTTCAGGTGTGAGTTTTGGTAGGGAAGGGGACTTTCGTCCCCCACTCTTCTTTGGTTTGGATATACGAACAGATCTAAGCTCTTCGATACAAAAAGCTCTTGTTGACCTTATAAAGCATTCTGCTTCATCTTGGCTGAAGTCCAGAAAGTCTTTTTTCTGTTCGTACAGTTTCATAGGGCCAACTCCTCTACCTTGTTATAGACCCGACCTTTGTATTTGTCGATCGTCAAGACAACCTTGACATCCATGCCGAGCCATTCCTGGTTCTCCAGAGCCTCCATAATAGCGTCCATGCTGTTCATGTCAATGCTCAAGCCCTTTGAAAACTCTTTCATTGCGTTGATCTTGTACTGACGTTTTGTCTGTTTCCCAGACTTTGTCATGATGACATCATCACCAGGCCGTGGAAGCCATACTTTGTAAATGTGAGTTGAGCCATCCAACGGGGTCTCTCCATCCGACATGACGCCACCGTTATCATTCAATGTCACAGAAAAATCTATGGAGGCGCTCTTTCCGTTGTACTTTATCTCTGTAAGCGCTCCGGCATAGCCACCATTCGGAACCAGCGGAGTAGGTTTATACTCATCCTCTACGTCGAATGATATATCAGTTGCATTTGTTTCTTCCTCTTCTGAGAAACCATCTTCTACGTCAAAACTTTCTTCTGTCGTTTCTTTGTCTTTTTTTCTGGTCATTTTGTTTTTGTCTCCTTTGTTATTGCTTTGTTTAGTGTTTCCATCAGTGTGTTGTAATCGTTAGGAATGTAATCTTTGAGTCTCTTTGTTTTGCCACTCCAACGACTTCTTGCCTTGGTTAATCCCACAGGCACTGTCTGTAGCCAATAAGTAGTTTTTCCCTCCTTTCTCTTCGTTGTTGAGTAGTATACTTCTGTAAACGCTCCAGGAAGAGTTTCTGGAAGGTTTCCAGTTAAAAGTGGGCGAATATCTATAACTGCGCCCTCCTTATCCATTAAGACATCCTTGTGACAGATGACTATCTTTAATCCTGGTAGGTTTGATATCTGCCTAAGCCTTCCAGCAATAAGGTTTTTTACAAGTCCGTAATGCACATTCCATATCGGCCCATCTACCTCACTGCGTTGTGCGTTCAACTGTAATGCACGTTCCATAGCAAGATCTGTCATTAGTGTTGTTGAATCTATGATAGTGGTTTTGTACTTTCCCTCCTTCATGTCCTTTTTGTGCTTGGTTAAGTCCTTCTCAAACTTCATCCAACCTGTAAAAGAGGTTTCATACTGTTCGTAGTCGAAATCCTTTCCATGATATGTCTCTATTCCTCTATCAAAGTCAAACACAAAACCGGGTGTTGGACAACTTGCTGCGAAGATGGATTTTCCTGTTCCATATGGCCCAACAATCATGATGGAGTTGCTCTTTCCAACTGGTGATATATCCATTGCTGATGGCATGAGTCCCTCCTATAAGGTTAATCTCTCCTGCATATTATGTAATAGGTCGTTCACATTATCCAACTTTACATAAACCACATTAAGATCACATATCACCGGACTTATTGGTTCACGGCGTGATTTATCTTCTTTAGTTTCTGGTGTGCCCTCTGCCAATATTGGAGATATGGCATCACACAAACTGAGCGCTGTTTTCATTACTTCATCTGCAAATGATGATATTCTGTGTATCTCACTAATTACACCTATCTTTGCCTGTATATCTATGTTACTTTTTGGCTCGTCGTGCATAATCTATCCTCCTTTCTAATAAAAGTTGATTTTGTTTAGAGTATCTCAGGAAGGTTTACTCTTTTATGTAAGTCTATTATGTTTAAGTGCAAACTAATTATATCAGAGTTAATACTTTGTAAATCGTAGAATAACTCTGACTGACCTGCAATTGTGGGAGCATCTTTGCCAATTGTCCCATCTGGTGGTGCCAAGATATACTCAAGTTTCTTCACTAATTCCTTATGCGCATACATAGCTTCGTTTATTGACATACGAAGAGACGCACTTATCGCAATTATATTTTCTACATCTTTCATATTTTGTTTCCTTTCTAATAAAAGTCTATTTTCGATATTTTAAAATCGTTTCTAAGCTCCTAAAATTTTCCGGCTAGGTAAGTACCTAAAAAGTTTTTAAAGCCGTTGTAGGCTAGGTTTTGTTCGATACGGGCAAGGTTCACTTTTCGACCTTGCCACTTTTTGAGGGTTTAAAGTGTCGAAATTCGATGTTTATCTCCTTTGAGAGCTCTTTTTGTTGTCTTAGAGCTATCTGTAGTCTGATATGCTTAAGCACTTTTCGTGCCCATATCTCTTTAGTTATTTGATCGTTACCCTCAAATATCATGCTCATTCCTCTCCATACATAATATCTCTATCTGGGTGCTTTTTCAAGACATCCCAGGGTTCTAGTATAAACTCACCAAAACTTTCATAGTCGATATCAGGAAGCTCTTCAACTCTTACAGAGTCACAGATCGGGAGATATGCACACTGACCATAGTTCGTGCATGCGTTTGTATCCATTGGGTAAATACCTGTTTGCATGCAACGAACAATCTCTCCGGCAGTATGCAAGAACGACTGCCTCCAATTGTAGATATCCGTATCAGAGTAGATAATTGGAGTACGCATAAAGTTGATTGTTAACTTCCCATATGTGCCGTCCTTCTTTTTCCTGGAGGCCAACTGATGTATGTTTATTATACAACCCTGGGCCTCAACTTCATTAAGACACTGCGTGGCAAATGTGTAACCTTTCATTTGTGGGGACTTTTCTTGCGTAAAAGCTATCTTCTTGCATGGATATCCGGTGCTTTTATGATCCCATATCCACGGAGTACCATAGTCTTCGACCTGTAAGTCGATCATGCCAGAAAAATACAGATCAACACTGTGTAACCCATATTTATCGATCTCTTCTGAAGATGGGTTCATCTTTATCTTGAAAGCCTTCTCTACGTCTTTTATTATAAGACCCTCATCCTGGAACTCAGCCATATATTCAATATAAGCTTTGCCACAGTTTATCTCTGTTCGGTAGTCGTCGAAATAGGTTTTTCCTTCTGTTTCCCTTTTCCAGACTTTTGCGCCTTGTTCTGCTGCTGCGTCTATAAAATTATCTTTTCCTTGCATCTTTGCCTTGTAATGACCCTCCATGTATCCATGCCAGGTGCTTCCGTAACGAAGGGCAGTGCTTTTTTGTTGCTTTTGCAACCCCTTTGATCTCAGGTAATACATTGCAAGACATGTGCGTGCATCTGTCCTTCGTGTATTGTCTAATGTTAGTTCCATATTTGCTCCTTCAAAGAAAAAAGGCGGAGAGCAAAACCCTCCGCCTATACGTATTCTAGTTTTTCTACATAGTTACTCCTAAGGTTTCCAGGAGCTTCAGTGCCCTGGCCTTTTCCTTCTCGGGAAGGTCATCCAGCTTGCTCTTGATCTCATCTTTTGATACACCGATTCCGGCATGTCCTCGGTGCCATTCACCCTTCATCATGGACTCGTGGGTCGCCTTTATTGCATTGACTGCATCTTGTCCGGACAGCCCACTGGCTGCGTTTCCGAGCTTGATATTAAGGCCAAAGGGACCGAGTTTTTCTTGGATGGTTGCCGGGTATTTTGTGAAATCGAAGTTCATCTCTGTGGAGGTCACAAGTTCCGTTATAATAAGTTTATTTCCGTTTTCCTTGTCAAACTCCTTTTTTAACTTTCTTTCTTTCGCCATGTTTTATTCTCCTTATATGGGTTTATAAAATATGCATGAGTTTCTTTTCTCCCCCTTCTTTTCCTCACCTCCTTCGGGCAGGGATGTTCCCCATTGTTTATTCTCCATCATAATATTCCTTTTCGTATATACATCTATGGCACAAGCCTGTGATCTGATGTTCCTGTTTGTTAAGATATAATCCTTCAGGAATTATCTCACTTCCACATCTGGGACAACGTCCCTCTTCTCTCATTTCTCTTTTCTTGGCCAGTGATATCTTTCTGTCTCTTTTCATCTTCTAACCTCCGACATTCTTCTTCTGTATATATCTTTACAGGCCCGTTGCAGTCTTGCTTTTGAAATCTTGGGGCCTTTGTAGGTAAGCCACGCTGGAATGACCACTCTTTTTTCTTCTGTTCCTCTCGGAATGTTTCTCGTATTTCATCCATTCTCCTCATCCTTAAATGGTAGTGATTTTATTTCCGCCTCTGTTAATGGTCTTACAAGGGCATCATTTATCTCCTCTGGTGTATGGCCCTCTCTTACCATTAGCTGTATTTTCCTTGATCTCCTTAAGTCTCTACCAAGTGAGATTCTTTTTATCTTTCCTCCAGTAGTCTTCCTGTATGCCTGCATAGGATCATGGACTTTTTTGGTTACCATAACCCACCTTCGACCATCACGAAAGGTCTTCTGAATGGATATCCTTGCCACAGAAATGGGGTCAAGGACATCCTTATCTTTTATGAGCTTTTTTATATCTAAATATATGCTCTGTTGTTCGTTCTTATTTTCACAGGGCAGGAAGAGGCTCTCGCCCAAGGATAGGTTTAATGCCTCTTCCGCCCAGTTCTCTAGAACTAGCATGGAGGGACTCCCCGTAACCAATTTCTTCTTGCATCGAGTATCATATCAATAAGATCACATCTTGACTTAGTAGAAAGATACTCTTTACAATAAAGACATATGACTACATCTGCAGTTTCAACCTTTTTCTTTTGAATCTGATCATATCCATCTCTTTCAATAGGTATACTTGTCACACAATCATCGTCTCCAAGCATTAAGAAATGTTGTAAAGACTGTGACCCGCACAGTTTGCATACGACCTTATATTGTAGACCATATTCAGTCTTTGGTTTTATTTTCTTTTTCTTTTCTGGAACAAGACCTATTTTTATCGCAAGCCTTAATTCCTCTTCTGTCAGACTATCCATGTCTATATCCATACTCATATACCTCCTTTCATATAACTATCAATCTCTTCTTTTGAAAACCCATCCTCTTCCATAAGTTCACGCATTCGCATCTCTCGTGACTCACTAGCCTCTGGTCGCCATATCTCAGTTTCTCCATCTGGATACACAAAGGTGGCTTCTGCAACAGCAACAGAGTCTGTTAGAGTTATAGTTACTTCAAACAGGTTTGATTCTTGGATTCCCTTTTTTGATATGATTACTTTTTCTGCGAGAGTTGGGTTAAACTTAGTCAGTTTGACCCTTTCTCTGTGAATGGCTACCCGGATTCTGTCTGCCTCTGCTGAGGTTGTCCTTTTTACAAGGCACGTTGTTCCGGGTGGGGACTCTATCACTTTTCTAAATAATTCCGCGATAGTACTCATCTTATTCCTTTCTTATTGAAAAATACATTGTACCCCACTTTTTGGGATATGTCAAGAAGTGTTTATTCCTTAATGGTCCCCTCTACAGACTTTCGTTTCTCATCCTCTACTTCTTTGTATGCCTTATAAGCATGAGCTATGCTGTTCTTGAAGGCTATGAGATCAGATTCATCTGCAACATAGATACAGAGTTCAGTATTATTTAACACAATAGCATGATGATATAGCGATGCTTTCATCTCACAGGTTGGAACCTTTCCCTTGTCACAAAAATATGATGCACTATGACTTCTCATTTCATCCTCCTCTTTCTGTTTAGTTTCATTGTCTTTCGCAGGTTCTTCTTATAAGTCTTGCTTCTTCCGTTGTGGTGGAAGCGACTTACAACAGCTAATGGGTTGTATGACGGCTCTTGCTGAAATTGCTTTTGGATTTCGTACATCATCCAACGAAACATATCTTCCATGTTGATCTCCCCTTTAATATTTTAGGATAATTTTCTTTAGGCTATCCCAATTATCCAATAGTGTAGTTTGTATGGCACGTCTATCACTAACACCCCATTCAGAGAGGCATTTGCTCACCCATGATGCTATGTCATTTGCTCTTCGGTCTATTTCTTCATATTCTATTAATTCTGCCTCTGTTAAAAACAATGTTCCGTCTTTTGCCTGCCAAGCGGATACTTTTCTATTCATACTATTTCTCCACCTCTTTTTTGACTACTGTGTAGCATGCGTTGATATACCTGAATCCTAGATGATTCATTAAGGCAGCAAGCTTTTTGTCCAACTCATACACATGATTTCTTAAACTCTGCAGCTCTCTCTCTCATTGTTCAGTGCATATTTCAGTTTTAGTATTTCTTCCTTTCTGTTCATAATTACCCCCTTTTGTGCGCCCCGAAGGGCGCTGGATAAATGTTTATAAACCATCTACGAGTTTTGTCAACTCTTCGATAGACATGTCACGGAGATTGGCATCTTGTTTGTCTGCGATAATATCAAGAAGATGCTTCTTTCTTGCTCGTTTCTCGCTGGCCTTGCTACGTGCCTGTATCTCTTCAAGCCTGGTTAAAACAACATAGCGCAGAATAGCTATTTTGCAGGAAAGGTCTTCATCTGTTCTTGTTTTGCTTAGAAGGCTTTCTTCACCCTCCCTTGTTTGTATTGACTTTAGGTTTCTGTGCATTACGTCTACATCTTTCAAAGGGATATCCCACAGGTCTTCTGTTACGCATATTCCCTTATAATCAAAACGATACTTTCTTCTTGTTGCTTTCTCAAACATTTTTACCTCCTTAAAACATAACTTTAATTGTTCTGGCAATATGCCCTTTCACTCTTAATATCAGAGAGTTCCTCTTGGTCGAACTGAATCCCAGCCCGGAGAGTTGATTCTCTGATGGTTCTACCCTCATCTTGCTTCCTAGTGCTGCGAAAACACGTTTATGTTTCATGAAATCCTCTTTTAGAAACTCATTGAAGAATCCATTGGGCTGTTCGGGGTTCTTACAGCCATCAAGCATGAAGAAATAATGTTTATGGCCTATCCCCTTTTGTCCATCCCAATAGTTAGGAGAAAACATGCATAAGGAAACCTGATGAAATTGATTTGTCTTCAGACCCCATGCATCTTGGGACTGTGTGTCATATGGCAATGCCTCTATAAAGGTAATACCAGTGTCCTTTTTAAAGGCAGCCCTTGCTACAAGAACAAACTCTTTGTGCCTAAGTGTATGGTTATACTCGTAAGAGAATATTTGTCCGTCATACTCAATCTCGGCACTAAAACCCGTCCTTCCTCCACAATGAGTGTAGTTGTGAACAAGGAACTGGTATACGCCCTCTTGCATTTTGTTAATGTCTGTCCAGACAATGTTCTCAACAGCTACATTTGGTCCTGGCGTGATGATGTCTACATCTAACATTCCGGATGATGGTTGTACTATCTTTGCTAAGGGAAAGTGTATCCTGTTGCCATTTGGCTCAATACAGTGTGCGTCAAAATCATTTTGATTCTCCCCTTTCTTGTTCCACATTATGGAGTATCTTTTGACACCATTTATATTGCCACCAAAACTCTTGACGTGTTGTTTCATTGAATCTGTGAGGTTGCCCGGATAGGCCCAGGAGAAACCGTTATCCCATTTAAATAAGGACTTACTCTGTGGATTCTGGGGGGCAATAAGGGACACAAAGTTAGACGTATGTTTATTCTCTACAAGCACTTCCATACTTGTTATTCTTGGAAGGATGTCTTTTAAGAACACACCTATGTGAACCTCTCCTACTCTATCGAACTTCTTTGTGTCTAGTGTAACTTCACTTTGTAATTCAGAAAAGACATCCTTTGTCATTCTACTCACTGCATCTCTGTTTGCAAACAGGATATTATTAATCGTTATGTCGTCAATAGTTGCAAAACGTCTGCCAAGTGATTCTGTCAAGCCTAAACTTATGAAAGTTTCCTGGGCTTGTTCAACCATTTTCTTTGTGAATATGTCTTTGGGCCGTTTATAGTTTGGCGGGGCAACGATATGCTCATATCGCTTGACTGCATCATTGATATCCGTCCCTTGCGAAAGATCTGTTAATAAGACACCTATGGAATGGTTTCTTATTCTTCCTATCGCTCCTCCAACACTGGTTGATTTGTCCCAGCAAAACAGGTGTTTCTCCTGTCTTCTCAGCTTGTAGTAATTTGTATATAATACGAGAAACTTACTGAGCACACTCTTCCATTCGTCACCCTTATAGAGCGATCCTTGCGTGATCAGATCAAGGACTGTTTCAATAGAGTCCTTTGTTATTTCCTGTAAACTTCTCTTGAAGACATCATGTGTCGCACGGAACTGAGAAACTGTAGTTCCAATGGTTTCAGACGACTTGCAGACGAGTCTTGGGGGTAATTCCAGAGATAGATGGTTCCAAGTCTGGATCATACCGTTGTCAAGTAATTCCCTGTTGTGTGCGGTGCCGAGCTTACTCTCTTTCGTGATAAATACATCATGAATGGGGAAACCCTTGACATACTCTGCAAGAGCGGAGACGACAGGCTGATATGTTGTGTCGTCAACTGTGAAGTCCCATAGACTTATAGTCTTGTTGTCCTTAATCACGACAATGTGCCCATAGTGACGTATAAAATTTCTACAACAACTACAGTCAAACTCCCGCCTCTCTCGGAACACTTCGTTTGTTCCTGGTGGAAAGCTATCTAGGTATAGCTCCCAAAGCAGATCTGGGTTAAGGTTTGTTGTGAATAGAGTGTTTTGACCGCCCATCATATCATAGGCATGTTCAAGGAACACCTCTTTAAACTCTCTAAACTCCATTTTGCTACCTCCTGTTTTCTTCCTCTATTTGGTCTAAATGCTGTCTAGCCTCTTCTTTGGTAAGAAACAGGCGCTCGACAGGATATATTGATCCTCCACCAATTCCTGTTTCTATGCACATATACGCTTCTTCTACTGAGCGTTTCGGCTTAAAGTTGTCAAATATTGAGTTGTCTGGTATACCGGGAGAGTCTGTTACGCACTTTCTGACCTGTCCAATTGTTAAAGGCATGCCACATACATCTGGATACGAGGCGTACACAACATCACCAATATTGTACTTTGTTTCCATAATCATTTTGTTTATCTCCTTTCAGTGTGTTATTGATGTGTAAACTTTTTTGCCAGCCTTGAACGGATACTTCCATAAGAGCGCCTGTGGTTATCTGCAATTTGTTGTATCGCTGCTTGAACCTCTCTGGTAAACATATAATCTTCAGAAGCATCCCAACACAGGCCAGCCCTGCAATCATCTGCCACCTCTTTGGTTTTCTGTCTCACTTTCTCCTCGTCGAAAACGATGTTCTTTCTTATCCTGCTGTCAATTGCGTTGTTTAGAAAGTCTTTCTCCGTCAGTTTTCGTCTTTCTCATCTTTTCCCTCCTTCTTCTTAAGGTTTTGTCTTCTCTCCAACTCTTCTTGAAGTAAATCTAGATGAATGGAGGTTGGACTGTCAAGAATTTTGTCAAGCTCTTCCTCAAAGGCAATTTGTGCAAACTCTCCAGACGGTCTTGGGCCTGTTAAATAGAAAAGGCGTGTTGCGTGGCTTACTACTCCGAACCTTTTTAACATATTAATACAGTTCTTAATATGCTGCGTCCTCATATCTTTAATTTCCAACTCTCTCCCATCCTTTGTTGTCCATGTTTTCATGATTTCTTAAACCTTTTCCAAGACTCTTCTTTGTTATTCTTAAAATTAACCTTATCCAGGTGGTTTAAAGCCTTAGTTATGTGTTTCTTCTCCTTAAGCAAGGTAGAACTTGTATAAAGTAGTCCATATAGGATGTGTTTAGCAGTTCCTAACTGTCCTACATTACGGAAAAGCCTTTCAAATTGCCACTGTTGTCGCTTTGTTCTCATATTTTCCCTCCTGTCCTTTACGAGAACACTGCAAACAGCACCTTTGCCAGTGCAGCAAGAAGAACTATTATAACAGTAACAATGATTATTCCTTTTATCTTATCATCTTCCATCTTGTCCTCCATTATACTTCAATCAAACTTGAGTTTTGGATCGTTGACCGTAGGTCTGATACGACGCCTATAAACGCATCAATCCTACTAAGCATTTGTTCGTAGACATAATTCTTCCCTAGTGACTGTATCTTGGTGATAGTTGAAGCATAATCTATTGCAGGTATTTTCTGCCCTATCACCAAATCCTCTGGCACATAACCTGTAACAGCCTTTATTATCTCTTCAACTTCGGTTTTGGCTGCCTGTATTAGACACCCCTTTTCTGTCTTTGCAATAATTTCCATCTTGTCCTCCTTGTTTTAATATGGTTTGTTTTCCTTGCGAAATATCCTCCATTTTGACTCAAAACTGTGTGCTGGAGTCTTTCGCTGTACGTACTCACCTGATTTGCTTAATTTTGTATCTCTGGAAAATCCTCTAACTCACCTCCTCTCAATAGACTCTAAAAACCCTTCTGTAAACAGTCTACATTTTTGCCCAGACCGGACAAAGTAATACTTTCCATCGTCTCATGTGGAAATAAGTATCCCATGATATTTATGTGCTAGTTTAATTGTATGAGTTTCAACTGAGCATGGATATGAGGAGTCTAAATCAGTAGATGTTGGTGAGAATAATAAGCACAGGAATATTACTATTAAGGCTTTCATCTGCTCCCTTCTTTCATTTGATTTCTTTGTTTCTCCAAACAGCTAGCACAAATTGGGTTTTGTATTCCCTCTGGATGTAGTAAATACCACCCAACAGAAGGTGTCCAATAATCATCACAAATCTTGCAGATCATTTCTTATCCTCCCTCTCATAAATCCATCTAAAGACTTTAGTATGTAGGTGTTTATATTCTTGTTTCTCTGGAAAATCTCCTGACTTCTCTAAAACTATAATAAGACTAGAAAGACCTTTTTCTAAAATTTCCTTCTCTCTTACTGTAAAACTCATTCTTTCTTTGCGAACCATGTTTCTTTGCCTCCTTTAGTCTAGTCTGCAGTTCTCTGACAGAACATAATCTTTTACTTTTTCCCAGCTTTGCAAACTCCAGACACCATAAGGACATCCCTGTCCCTTCAGTGCCTCAATAGATCTGTCAATATCCTGCTTTAGAATTAAGGCTTTGACTCTGTCCCCATTCAAAGCATCGTAAACCAACATCATGTGTGTCTGGTCTTGTTCTAAATAGCCTATCATTTTACCTCCTTTTGTTAATCCTCTAACTGGATTAATATACCATTCTTACATATTCCAGAGGCATACCATCGGTGTGGTTTAGGGTAATGTGGGCCTTCAAGTGATACAGGGCCGTCCTTTAAAGGAAACGGGCCGGGAGAAAAGACAGTGATTTTCTCTCCTACATGAAAGTCCGCTTTCAACGCTTTCTTTGTCTTATAGTTCGGTGAGACATACATTATATTATCCCCTTTATCTGCTTCTCTAGCTCCAGTTTCCTGAAACATCTTCTACAGGTTAGCACATCAACCATTACCTTACAGGTAGTCAACAGGTTGCAATGCACACAAAATGTTGTCTTTTTTTCCTTTACTTCATCCCAATTTTTCATCTTTTTCTCCTTTTCTTGGTGTTAAAGAACTAATAGAGAGAATATCGTCACGTTCTGCTGCATCTAAATTGTACATGTCTTTGTGCCATATATCCTCATAACGCAACAGAAGATATTGGTATGTTGTGGGATGTTTTGATTTTATGTAATCTTCTACGGTCATTTTTCACCTCCTTTCCTTCATTACTTATGTTTTCATTATACCCTAAAAAGATTCTTATGTCAAGTTATATCTTATCTTAGATAAACTTAGTTTATATACTTAGTTTTCTTTTTAGAGCAGGCAGTCTCTAGAAAGAGTATATCTTTAAAATCTTTATCATCTAGTCTACAAAGAGAGTCATATCATATATCCTCAAAATAGACATTATATATAAAATGATATATGTCATAATGATTTGTTTTTACATATTCACGTACTGTAATCCTGTCCTTGCTTGTCATTTTTTGGGTCTCCTATTCTAAAGGTTTTCTTTACCACTCTTTTATACCTTATTGTAGCATAAAATGTGTCTTATGTCAAGTTATATCTTATTCCAAACATGGTTACTCTATACTCCCGTAGGGGAGAAGGGTCGAATTTCGATATTTTGTTGTACGAATGTACAAATGTACACTTGTGTACTTGTACGATAGTACATGAATGTGTACGAAGTTCCAGCAGCCCCCCTTCCCATTTCTCCGATGTTTATCCCTTTTCTCTTGTCTCTTCTCTCTTGTCTCTTCTCTTATATTAATAATATATTATTATATATATAATAAAAAAATATATAAAAAAGAAAGGATAAAAGGAAAAGGATGGAAAAGGGGGGGATAAAGATCGAAAGGGAGAGGGTAAAAAAGGGGGGTCTCCAGGATGCGTTCACGTTCACGTACAAACGTACAAATAAAAAATTTTTTTCAAGCCTGTTTTGGGTTTGCTGAAAGTGACGTTCAAACGTGCAAAATAAGGGCTTGTACAATCGAACAACCGTACAACCGCACAAAAATATCGTTTTTCGATCTTTATCTTTTAAGGGATAAAAAAGGAGGGCACCTTGCAGGATACCCTCCCTTCCTGTGTTAGCGTCTTTGCACACGCCTTCTTAATCTTCCGATGTTTAGTTGCACAAATTCAAACTTTTTCTCTTCTATGATTTGCTTAAGCAACTCCTGTCGTGTTTCTTTCTCCTCCCATTCAAGCTCATGTAGCTTTGCTTTAATGTCTTGGAGTGTAGTAAATCTCTCTTCTATAGTCATATTCCCACCTCCTCTCTTTTTTAGATTTTATGGGCTTGTAGATGCCTGTCATGCTTAATGGGTTATTCCTCGTTTTTCTTGTTTTCCTCATCCTGAAGGTTTTGTGCAGTCTTTAGCAACGCTTCCTGTTCCTCAGTCAAAGGGATGCTCAGTGTAACCAAGGTGCGTATGTCCTCCAGGGATGTAATCTTCCCCGCTGCCTCTTTGTTGTATCCAGAGGTCTTCTTAGACGACCATTCTCCGGCTATCAGGGAATTCCAAGTATCCACCATAAGTTTCAGCTTGAAGTCTTGTGACTTTCCCTTAGTGTCGGCCTTTTTGTTGCTCAACTTCTGCTTACAAACGAAATATAAGCATTGTATCTTGAATTTCCTATCCTTGTCCATTGCCTTCTCTAACAAGGTTAGGTCAAAGCCCTCATGTTTGACGTCTCCAGAGGACAGTATGGCCAACTCGTTCTCCAGCTTCCATTTAAAACTTTTTTCGATTTCTGTCATGATTATACTCCTTATCCATGACAGGCATCGTCAAGCCCATAAACTCCTATTCAATTGTTAAAGAACTATTCAAGTGCCTTGCTAGGATTTATCGGTGTCTTTCTCTTGGAGACTTGGCCACCGTACCTTGCTTGGCTAACTGATTACTATCCTACCATCTTTATGGTAGAATGTCAAGCTTTTTCTTTTATCCTGTATCTCTTGCTTGTTTGACTTGTCCTTATGATAGCATCTCTGAGGGGATAAGTCAAGTAAAAAGATTTTTAATTTATTTATTTCTGGATATATGTATTTTATCTACTACTGGACGGGGAAAGCAAAAAGAATCTTAGTCTATTTAGGGTGGGATAAAGATCGTTTTTCGATATTATGGGCTCAACTCTGCTTAATATAATAAGAGACCCCCCTAGAGCACCAAGACGTCATGTAGATGGTAGAAGATGACCACCTTTTTACACGCAAGGAAATTTTAAAACGAGTTCATTAGAATTCTCCTATGGAGAAAAGAAGAAATATTCTTCTATGAAGATAGGAAGAAATATCGATCTGGCACAGAGGGGAAGATTTTCCTTGACTTGGGCTGCGCCCTATGGTAGTCTTGATAGAAGGAAGGAGGTTTCAAAGAAATGGGCGCATTGGAAGATCTTATAAATAGAGCAAGTTCAGAGGAGCTTGATCTTGTTGGTGTAAAAGAAAAGATAAGTGCTCTTTCTCTTTTAAAGGATGAAATGCAGGAATATAGACTCCTGCAGAGCTTTGAGCTTACCTCTCTACAGAGTATCTTGCTGGATGCTGTTAAAAGTGCTGTTAATCCTGATGTTCCTCTACGTGATCTTGTGAATGCTTTTAAAATTCTGAAAGAGAAAGAGCACCTAATAGATGGAAAACCTACAGAGTTTAAAGGTCTTGTACACTATTTGACAGCTTTGGAAGAAGAGAAAAGAGAGGTCCCACTAGAGTTGGAGTCCGAAGTTTATGAGGGAGAGTTTGTAGAGAAACCAAAGGTTCAACCAGAGAGAATGCCAAGGCTTTAGGCCGAAAGGATGATAAAGAGTGAAGACTTTACATAATAGTGATGTGTCAGGAGCAGCGGAAAATGTTAAGGACTTAAAAGTAGTAGGAAACGGTGATATGTTTCAGTTGCTCTGCAAGGCTAGTTCAGAGGAAGAGGGCTGGATGAAATCCACAAAAGCCATGGAGATTGCACCTCTTGGTTGCATTGTTCAAGTGACTACTCAACAGTGGGGTGTGGTAGCAGAAGCTGTATGTTTTGTCCCCGGTGTTAGAATTGTGGATGATGAGAATAATGGAAGAAAGCTTATAGCGAGGACGTAAGTGAGCGCATCTAAGTTAGATCCAAGGATACTTCGTAGAATTGGAAGGTGGAAGAATAATCCACTTCTGTGTGTATCTGATACAATTGATGTGGATTTAACTGATCAGCAGATAGATGCGTTACATGCAATATCAAACGGTAAACGTGTAACCATTAGATCTGGCCATGGTTGCGGTAAAGATGGCATAGCTGCAATAATTGCTTGGTGGTTTATGTGCTCCCGTGCATATGCTAAGACAGCCGTCACAGCTCCTACACATAGACAGTTGCATGATATTTTCAGGACTGAGCTTTCTAAATGGTTTAGGAAAAGTACCTTGCAGGATGAGTTTGTAATGCAAAAGGATATTGTCTTTCATAAGAGTGCTCCCAAAGAGTGGTGGCTAAGGTATATCTCCCCACAAGTTAGAGCGACTAAAGATGAGCAGGCTGAAACACTTGCGGGTCTGCATGGGGATCATCTCCTTCTAATTGTGGATGAGGCAAGTGGTGTGCCAGATCCAATGTTTATACCGCTTGAGGGGGCACTTACACAAGAAGATAATAGAGTTTTGCTAATTGGGAATATGACAAAGAACACAGGGTATTTTCACGACACACATTTTCACGCAAAGGTTTCTCCGAACTGGACTAAGTTACACTGGGATTCAAGAGATTCAAGTCTTGTCACTGATGATATGGTACAGTTTTTTAAGGATAAGTATGGAGAAGAGTCCTCTATATTTGCTGTTCGTGTAAAGGGTGACCCTCCACATGAGGATGAGAGGACTTTAATTCCGTTAGGATGGGCGCGACAGTGCCTTGGAAATGAATTTCCTATTGCTGAGGATGAGCCTAAATATCTTGGTGTGGACGTTGCCAGGTACGGTGAGGATAAGTCCATTATAATGCCTAGAATGGGGCTTAAAATATTTCCATGGAAAACCTTTCAGGGCCTTAATACTATATCACTGGGAGGTTTTATAAACCAATGTTATATAGAGGAAGAGGCTGATGGTCTTGCTATTGATGAGATTGGTGTTGGCGCCGGTGTGACTGATTGGTTATATAAGCATGGACATATTAACTGTTTTGGTATAAATGTAGCAGAAGCCTCTTCGAATATTGCGGAGTATAATAGGCTTAGAGACGAACTATGGGTTCTTGTACGAGAGAAGTGCATGAAGGGTGTGTACAACTTTCCAGAGACTGATGAAGGAGAAGAGCTTTGTAATGAGCTTGCTTGTCCAACTTATGATTTTAATGCAAGTGGTGGATATGTCATAGAGAGTAAGAAGAGTATGAAACTGCGTGGTGTAATGTCACCAAATATAGCAGATGCTTTATGTCTTACAGAGTACTTTTCTGGGGACGCACATAGGATATGGAAGAAGCAAGAAGCAAAGAGAAGCAAAACAAATTATTACAATGATAACTACGATGCGCCTATGAAGGGTGCATGGCAGGTAGCATAAAGTCGATTTTCGATATTTATCTTGGGGGTAACAAATGGATATAACAAAGTTGCGAAGTATTACTAGAACAGTTGTGTTTCTTTGTATTGTGGGAACACTATGTTATCTTGCAATTACAGGGGAAGCGGAGACACAGGATAGACTTATAACATTACTTGGAACTGTTCTTGGAACAGTTATTGTCTTTTATTTTAAGAAAGAGGAGGAGTAATATGAAGAACATAGTTTTTGTCTCGTTATTGCTAGCTGCATTGTCTGGTTGGATGGTTACCTCTGGATGCGGTATAAAGAATGTACCGTTTGAGGATGTATCCGTTGAAACAAAGTGTGCTGCCCTAGCTTCTATTGTAGAATTAGGTATTACCCCTATTCTACAAAACAACCCTGTCCTTATCCCGGCCTTTAAAGAAGTCTCGGCTCGTGGATTGTTGATTCTTACTCAGGAGAATGCAGAACTAAGACAAGAAGAAGTGCTCAACCTTTTTGAAGAGCTTGTTACTGCTACTGGAGGAGCTGGAAGATCGGCAGCGCTCGTAAGAGGACTTCTTCGTGTTGTAAATAGTATGATTGTTTTTCCCGAAGAGACAGAGGTCTTGAAAGAGGAGGTCTTACAGTATGCTCGTAGTGTCATGGATGGGGTAAACTTTGCTGTTATGCATGTACAATAGGAGGCTTCCGTGAAAGGTAGCGTGAGTGAAGAAACTTTTGCGACACTGGAGAGCAGCTCACAAATGCTTATTCTATTTGAAACTATTAGTGAGCTAAGAGACATTGTAAAACAGTCTGAGGAGGTACCGTGTAAATACCATCAAGAAATGTTTGTGTTGGTAAAGGATATGGATAAAAGAAAGAGGGTGGATGTTGTTGCATCATTAGGTGGTGGTATTATTGGTGGGGTAGCGGCGGTTTTGGGCAAGGCTATTTTTTGGAGATAAAAAATGAGATATAGAAGTTTTGATTTTGTTGTTCCTAACGGGGCTGCTGGAGATACAGAAGTTACTCAGTCTTCCACAGTAGAGGGGTTGCTTCGTATGACTTTAATAAGCACTCCCACATTTACAAATGATATAACTGTTGAATTCCAAATTCGCAATGGGAAGGATAGCACATATTACACAAGCGGAGAGAAGGCAAGAAGCCTTAATGGTGATGATGTTGTGATTGTTTTGCATGATCCTCCAATTCCCATTCGATCAACTGATACATTGATTGTAGAGAACTCTGCTGACCCAGGAGCAGGCGGCGGAACTGTCACTGTGGAGCTACATGTAACTGACGAATAGGTTTATTGTGGGGTTATAATGAAGAAAGTTTTTGTTCTCTTGTCACTTCTTTTGTTTTTGTGCGCAACACCAGTTAACAGTATGACAGTAACACTTCAATGGGATGAGAATACAGAACCTGACTTGGCTGGTTATGCTATTTATTACGACACAGATGGTGACGAAGAGCCTTGGAATGGGACAGGGGCCACAGAGGGAGATTGTCCTATAGTTGTTTTGTTGGGTGATGATGAAAATCCGGCAGATGAGCTCTTTGAGTATACCTTACATAATCTTCCAGATCAAAGAACATATTTTAGAGTTAAGGCTTTTGACGACCAAAATCTTTATAGTGACTATTCTAACTCGTGTGATACTGGAGTAAGCAAACCCACTGGGTTGAGTTGTAGGAAACACTAGATATGACAATAGATGAATGGAATGAATTATCATGGTTTACTCCTTATGAGAATTGGGGGGAGCCAGAAAAGATGTCCTTTGAGTTGCTTGTAAAACTGGATACTTTTAGAGACCACATAGGACATAGAGTAATTGTGCATTGTGGATATGCTACAGAAGGCCATACTGATAACAGCATGCATTATGTTGGTCAGGGAGTAGATGTTCATGTGGTTGGTGTGTCACTTGTAGAAGCTTGGCTAGAATGTGAAAGGTTTGATTTTGGTGGAATAGGTCTTTATCCTAATTGGGAGAATCCTGGTCTTCATCTTGATGTTCGGTACGCAAGGCCGGGCGCTAGGTGGATTTACACAGACAAGTTTAAGGAACTTAATGTTTCAAACTTAGAGGGTTTACTGTGAATATAGCAGAAGATAGAATAATGATTAAGCCAGATGGAACCCCGCTTCTTGCAGACGGCAGGGATATTTTAGGGTCTTTGCAGGAGTGGTTAAGGGACGATGAGAATAGTATTCCTGAGACTAATTGGCGAACATATGCTACTGTAGACTACGATATGTATGCAGGACAACAGGATACAGTAGAAGTTCTACGAGAACTTGAGAGACTGAAGAGACCTAGTACTGTCTTTAATGAGATTAAACCAAAGATTGATAGGGTTGTAGGTCTTGGGGATCAGGTTAGACGGGTTCCTGAGGCCATACCTGTTGGGTTTGAAGACGAACCCTTAGTAGAGCTTACTAATGGCGCATTAAAACACTTTCGTAGGACACAAAGGTTGTCTGATAAGGAGATGGAGTGTTTTGAGCACACAATAAAGAGCGGACGTTCTTATATGTATTTTCATGTTAATAAAGAGAATCCGTTTAAACCTAAAATTATGGCAAAGAGGTATCATGGCAGGGACATAGTAATAGATCCAGATTCTGTTGAGTATGACCTAAGTGATGCTAGAAGAGTGCATTTGTTTAAATGGTTTCATGAAGATGATATAAAAGTATACTGGCCAAAGTTTAGTGAGACCTTTTCCTTGTTTAGTAGAGAGTCTGCTGGTCAGATGCTGCCGAGCTATTTTGATCCGGCTACTAAAAAGTATAGAATTGTAGAGACGTGGTATAAAAGGTTAGAGCCGGCATTCTGGTTTATTAACCCTATTACAGGAAATCAGGAATATCTTAAAAAGAGGATGTTTCAAAGGTTCGCTAAACAACTAAAAGCTGGCTTAAGGCTTCCTGATGGTAATGTAGCTCAGCAAGATGAGTTAGAATACGCAGAAACTCGTATGCCCTTTTACTACGTTGCTTTGCATTCAGGTGGAATATTATTAGGACACTCACCTAGTCCGCATCGTTATAGAGGTTTTCCGCTTGTTCAGTATGGTGCGTATAAGAATGATGATGAAAATAGATGGTTTGGGTTAATCTATGTTATGAAAGACCCACAGGTATCTCTTAATACGATGAGAAGACAACTAGCGCATTTGTTACAAACATCACCAAAGGGTCTTCTTGTTCACGAGCAGGGGGTCATTGTTAATGAAGAGGAGTATGCAACTAATTCTTCTGAGCCTAACTTCAAGTTAGTTATTGCAAAAGGTAAGATGGACAAATGGAAGTTCTCTGACCAACCATCAATAAGTAATATTTATGGTGAGCTTGATGCAGTATTTCAGCAAAGTATGAAAGATACCTCTGGTGTTACTGATGGATTAATGGGAGTACAAACATTCTCCAGGGAGCCTGCTGAGGCTGCGCACATGCGACAAATGGCAGGTCTGTCAGTCTTATACATACCATTAACAAACTTTAGAAAGAGTAGAATACAGGGGACTAGAATATTTCATTCATTAATGCAGCAGTATATGAGTTACGAACAAGTGATAAGAGTAGAAGGTCAGCATGGCCAACAACTTATGGAAATAAACTCTCAGATTAATCCTCAAGTAAGTGGGTTTAATGATACGTCTGTTGGGGAATACGATATGACTATCGATGAGCAGGCTGAGAATGTAACTATGAGAAAAGGTATTGCAGAAATGCTGATGGAGTTTGGGCGAAATAATCCTGGAAGTATTCCTCCTGAGCTTGTATTTGAGTATACCGATGCTCCATATTCCGTTAAACAGAAGATTAGGCAGTACAATGAGGCTAGGCTTGCGGAGGAGCGAGAGTTTAGAGAGATGGAGTTAAATATTGAGCTTTTAAAGGCACAGAAAGGGGGAGAGAAAAAAGAGACAAAAGTGGCGAAACCTAAAAAGGATTAACATTTTTATAAAGAAAGGATGAAATTTTATGGTAGATGCATTAGTAAATTTAGATGACGACGGAAAGGTAATAGATATTGATCCTGACGTAAAGTTAGATGGTGATGATGCAGATAAGGGTGATCCTACTACCGGTGATCCTTCGACTGATGGTGATGGTGACGACAAGGATTTGGATGACGATAAAGGTGGAGACAAGGATAAAGACGGTGATCCGTCTCTTGAGGATCTCTTAGAGGCTAAAGATGCTGAAATAAGAGAACTGCGTCAGATGTCTAGAGATAACAAAAGAAAGACAGATGCGTTAGAGGTGTCGCTGGAAGAGCAGGGCAAAGCCCTTCGGGATGCTAAGATTATTGAGGAAGACCCAGAGGAGGTTGAGAAGGCCAATGCTGCAAGAGATTCACGTAATGAGTATCTAGATAATGTACTTGAGTTAATGCGTGTGAATCCTAAGTATGCAGATGTTGATGATGTGGTGTCTCAAGATAATGTTGATGATATGGTCCAGGCCTGGGCACTGGCATATCAAGAAGACAATGGTGGTAAGTTGAGTGTAATCACACGTAACATCGAGGCTGAGATTTGGGGGCATAAGAATCCATATCGTTATTTGTATGACCTCATAAAGAAAACACATCCAACATATAATAAAGAGAAAGGGCGAAAAGTGGATATTACAAAAGATAAGGAGAATGGCCAACCATCATTAGAGGATATTCCTGGAGGTGGTGGTAGTGATAATGTTGGATGGACTGCAGCCAGAATTGATGGACTCGACGAGGAAGAACTTAACACGGTTCCTGCTGATGTGTATAATAGATATTTGCGGAATCAGTTAAAGTAGGAGGTTAAGGGAAAATGGCAGAAACAATATTTTTAACAAATGATGCTCTCACTCGAAAAAAGTGGGCTAGAGATCTGTTCAAGATTCTGCTTCCTGCGACAGAGATAAACAGTCTTGTAGGAAGATCGACTGAGGATATTATTCAGCTTAGAACAGAACTAGGGAAAGGAGAAGGTGATCAGATAAAATTTGGTATCAGGC